AGATGCTGGAGAAACTGCTGAAGATTTGATGAATTCCAATTGGTTTTCTGAAGCTTTTTGGCAAGCAGTTTTTGGCCCCGCCGGAGAAGTAGTAGCAGGAGGTGCAGGTGAAGAAGGTGAAGGCGGTGGTGGTTATCCAATGGAACTTGGACAAAGCAGAATTTAATGCCTACTTACACTGGCAAATCATTAGCTGATGGTCAAGTTGCAATAGCACAGACAGCAATTTACACTGTGCCAGCTGCTACTATTGCCTTTGTAAAACAGATTCGATTTTTCAATACTAATGCAGTTACTCAGCTTGTAGAGATTTGGATTAAACGTAGTGGTGGAACTGCTAGAAAACAAGCACAATTTCAATTAGATCAAGATGAAGCAGCAGACTACCTTGAAGAAGGTGGTACCTTAGAACTTTCTGCAGGTGATGCAATCTTGGCTAAAACTGGAACTGCCGCAGCTGTAGACTATATGGTTCTTGGAGTAGAGGAAGCATAATGTCACAAGTATATGATACTGGTGGATTGAAGAAAGTTCCAAGTGTTGGGGGCGGCGGACTCACCAACATTAAGGTATCTGCTGGCACTTTAAGTCAGCTACTTAGTGCTCTCACTTTTGCAGATAGTCCTACTGTCACTTTTGGTCTTGATGCTGGAACTATTACTGGAAGCGCCGCTGGTGGTGGTGGTGGAATGAGTACCCACGATAGTGGCTATCATTCTGGAAATATCATTCCTGCTGCTGCTCAAGATTTTGGAAACTTTGCATTCTCTCTTGGAACTGCTGGTGTTCCTGCTGCTAGTGCAGGTCGTTTAGTTTTCTATGGTTTCAATGAGCAGGGTAAAACACGTCTTGGAATGATAACTCCTGACGGCAGTGAAATTACTCATGCTCAAGACCAATTTATCATAGCACGAAATACTTCTGGTAGTCCAATTTCTGCAGGTAAAGCAGTTTATGTAACTGGATCTACTGGACAGACTCCTAATATTTCTCCTGCTCAAGCAGACAGCACTACTACAATGCCAGCAATTGGTATTACTGTTGATGCCATTGCAAATAATGGTTTTGGTAGAGTGATGATTGGAGGAGTTGCTGACCAACTTGATACTTCAGCCTTTACTGAAGGTGATAGACTTTGGGTATCTGATTCAGTTGCAGGAGATTTAACTGTAACTGAACCTACTTATCCTAGTTTGCGGCAACGCTTAGCAATTGTCATCAATAGTCATGCTGTTCAAGGTAAGCTCCTAGTATTGAATACTGGTGCTCGTGGAGAGTTTGGTATTCAAGCAGTAAGTGCAGGCACTACCCAGATGACTTCTGGCGGTGCTGTATTTTCCAACAGTAATGGAGTAAGTTTTGGAGTTGATGGAAATACAGTCACAGCTAGCCACAATGGTCTTACTAGCCAAACAGTACAGACCCAAAATATGGTGTCAATTCAAGGGTCAATTGGAAATATTAGTTTTGGTAACGCAAATGGTATTACTTTTGGAGGTAATGCTAGTACTGTCACTGCTTCACACAATGGTCTTACCACTGCTGCACTCAGTAACCACTCTCATGGCAATCCTCAACTTAATCTTACTAACCTATCTGGAACTACTGCTAGTAACTCAGGTGGTTTCACTCTTTCTCTATCTGCTGCTGCGGGAGGCGCCGGCAACACTGGGAGTATCAGTGCTGGAACTACGAGAGGCACTCTTGGTGAAATAGTTTTCTCCAACAGTAACGGTTTGGCTTTTGGAATCAATGGACAAACCCTTACTGGTAGTTATACTGTTCCTACAGAAACACCCTTTGGACTTTCTGCTGGAACTCAAAGTGTTTCTACAGGTACTCTTGTTTTTTCCAACAGTAACAACGTAACTTTTGGAATGAGTGGAAGTAGTAGAATTACTGCTTCTGCTTCTTTCCCTGCTGAAACTCCTTTTGGTATTTCTGCTGGAACCCAATCTGTTTCCACTGGAACTATGGTATTTTCCAATTCCAATGGAATTACATTTGGTATGAGTGGTAGCTCCAGAATTACTGCTTCTCACAATGGACTTACTACTGCGGCTCTTAGCGATCACAGCCACGGTAATCCGCAGTTGAACTTGACAAATCTTTCTGGAACTACTGCAAGCAACTCTGCTGGTTTTACTCTCTCCTTAAGTGCGGCAGCTCCTGGCGCTGGCGGTGGTATTGCCTTGAGTATTAGTGGAAACTCCACCAGTGGCGGCGCAGGGTATAGCAATATTACTAGTGGAACTGCGATACTTGCTGGTGGTCCAAATATCACACTTTCTCAAGATGGTTCTGTAATTTCTGTTAGTGCAGCTGCTCCTGGCGGTGGTGGTGGTTTTACCGCAGAAGGCTATCATCCTTATGATGATTTAGTGCAAGTTGTTGGACAAATTGGACAAGGCTCATTGATACTAGATCCTCAAATTTTTCCAACTTTTTCATTTGACCGTCTTGGATTAATGATTCAGAACACTAATTCGTCAAATAGTTCTGGATCGCATACTCTTAGATTCAGTATTGGACTTTATACAAGAAATGGTGCGTCACTAAGTCAACTTACTTCATGGGGAATGTCAACAGCTCTGACGCATTCCGGTACTGCGGGAAGCTACTCATGGTATTCTGGCAACCGACTCGCAGTATTTACTGTTCCTGCTCAAAGTATATCTGCTGATAAATACTGGATTGCTTTCCTGTCATCAACTACATTTGCAGGTGCAAACGGTAGCTACTCAAACAACCTCGTCAGCAATCTTGCCAGTAACTTTACTGGTCTCTTTGGAACTGCAAGTAACCGTAGCCAGCAACCTAAATTGGGCCAGGGATTTTATTCAACTACAGTTACTTCATTGCCAGCTTCAATTGCATTCAGTCAAATTGATGGTACAAACTCATTAGCTAAACGTATGGCTATTGTTCGATTCCATAGCTCCACGTACTAATAAGGATTGTACTGTGAAGCCACAACTTATTGTTCAAGATTTTGAAGGTGCTCATGGAAAGAATCTTCCTGAGACACGCGCCCGGTTGATTAAAGGTGGAAGTTGGAAGAAACAACGCATCATTGTAATCATTCCAGCTGATGAAGCAATTCCTTCTAAAGTCTATTTGTCCCACGTCAATCTTGCATTTGCTCCAAATAATGGAGTTATACGAATGCTGGCGCAGGGCATGGAAGTTGGAGATGCTTATAGTAGTGCTATTGAGCAGATTATTACACATCCTGACTTTCAAGATTGGGAATACATCTTGACTCTTGAACATGATAATGCTCCACCAAGTGATGGAGTTCTTCGTTTGTTGGAGCAAATGGAAGCACACCCAGAATTTTCTTGTATTGGTGGGCTTTACTTTACTAAAGGTTTTGGAGGAGTTGCTCAAATTTGGGGTGACAAGAAAGATCCAATCATCAATTTTAGACCACAAGTTCCTACTAATGGACTTGTTGAGTGCTACGGTACTGGCATGGGATTTAACTTGTGGCGCATTTCGATGTTCAAAGATTCTAGGCTCCGGCGCCCCTGGTTTGTAACTCAGAAACAAAATGGTTTATCTACTCAGGATCTTTATTTTTGGTCTGATGCTCAGCAACATGGGTATCGTTGTGCAGTAGATTGTAGTATTCGAGTGGGCCACTACGATCTTAAAGGTGACTACGGTCCACCTGATACAATGTGGTGAGGATATGAGCCAACAACTTTCTTTACTCGAAGAAACTCCAGAACCTCTTCTTAGACTTGATCTTGGTTGCGGTCCTAATCCAAGGACTGGATTTGAAGGAGTAGATGAGCGAAACTTCCCAGGAGTAACTCATGTAGTTGATCTTCGGAAACCTTGGCCTTGGAAAGATTCTACTGTATCAGAAGCACACTGTTCTCACTTTATTGAACATCTTGAAGCACTGGAACGAGTACACTTTGTTAATGAACTTCATAGAGTCCTTGTTCCTGGTGGTTCTTGTTTTTGTGTTACTCCCCACTGGTCATCTTGCCGCGCCTACGGGGATCTTACTCATAAGTGGCCTCCAGTTTCAGAGTTTTGGTTTTACTATTTAGATGCAGAGTGGCGTAAAGTCAATGCTCCTCACAATGATTTCTATAAATGCGATTTTGCAGTTACTGGTAGTTTTAATTTACATCCATTAATTGCTACTCGGAATTTAGAATATCAACAGCACGCTGTTACATTCTGGAAAGAAGCGACTCCCGATATAGTTTTTACTTTGGTGAAACGATGACACTCCTTGAGAAGCAAAAGAAGTTTGTTTACCTAATTGGTAAACTTATTGAATGGAGTTATGCTAATGGCTATGAACTCACTTTCGGCGATGCTTACCGCGATCCGCGAGTCCACGGTGCAATTGGTGAAAAGAAAGGTTACAGCCATCCGAGCAGCGTTCACAAGTATCGGCTCGCGTGTGACTTCAATCTTTTCGTTCAAGGGATTTGGCAACAAAGTTCTGAAGCTTTTCGACCCCTCGGAGAATACTGGGAGAGCCTTGACTCTAACTGTCGTTGGGGTGGTCATTTTGATGACGGTAATCATTTTTCTTTCGAGCACAATGGGGTGAAGTGATGCCAATTCCTCTTATTCTTGGAATCGCTGCTAAGACGCTCCTGCCGTGGCTTGCTGCGGCAGTTGCTGGCCCCTTGAAAGATACAGCCTTAGAATTTGCTAAGGAGAAATTAGGGCTGGAAGAAGGAACTGTTGATTCCATCAATAAGTTTATTGCTGGCGCAACTCCTGACGATCTGCTCAAAGCTAAGAATGCAGATCAAGAATTTCAACTCAAGATGAAAGAACTTGGGTTTAAGGAAGTTTATGATATTGAAGAACTTGCTGTTAGAGATAGAGAAAGCGCCAGAGAGCGAGAGATTAAAACTGGCGATAAAACTACTTCTATTCTTGCTTGGATCTATACTTTTGGTTATTTTTGCATTGTTGGGTACGCTTTCGCTGGTACAATTGAGCCTGCGAATAATGACATTGTAATGGCCTTAATGGGAATTTTATCTGCTGCTCAACTTGGCATTATTCAATACTACTTTGGTAGTAGTGCTGGAAGTGCAGCAAAGAACAACGCGCTCTTTGACGCTATGAGGAAATAGCTATGGCTACAATTTCTACTACTCCAGCTACTAAAAGTACCATTGATTACGCCAGTCCATTGACTGCACTGTTGCAGTTGATTCCGTATCTTGGTGGTACTAAAACTACCACTGGAGCTACTACGGGTACAACTGGTACTACAGGTACTAGTCTTGTTACTGGTGGAAATATTGATCCTCTGCTTCAAATTTTTGCACAGCAATCTAGTCCTGAAGCATTGCAAGCATTGGTTGCTGATCTCTTTAATCAAGGAGCAATGCAAGTTCCAGGGCTTACTGCACAGTTCGCAAATGCTACCGGAAGTAGAGTCGCAAATAACCAAATGCTGGCGCAGTCGCTGGCAATGCTTAATAGCGATCTAGCTAAAGCTCTCGGTACAGCAGTAGTCCAGAACCAAGCAAATGCTTCTCAAACTGCTGGTAAAATTGCTGAAGCTACTAAGACTCAGCAGCAGACGCAGACACAGAATCAACAGCAACAAACTAATCAAACGCAGTCTGCAACACCTAATGTAAGTGGTGGCGATCTTGCTAAGTATGGTGGAGCTATTACTCTTGGTGGAACACTTCTTAACAAACTTGGTAAGAGTGACGCATTCAAGGATCTTTTTGGAATGGGTGGAGAAGCTACGTCGCCCCCGGCCCCTGTAACTCTCTTCCCTTCAGTAGCTCCATCAGTTGGCTCAGGTAACTTTGATCTTCCTGGTATTGATTTGTCTCCAACTTATTTGCCTGCGCCTTATGCTGCTAATGCTATTGATTTAGGTCTTAGTAACAGTGGCCCTAGTGCTATTGTTAATGCTGTCAGTGATATAGCTAGTGGCGCTGGAGACTTCAGTGGAGGCGGTGCTGGAGATTTCGCTGATCTTGGAGGATTTTTTGACTTCAGTTCACCAACTGATTATGGAAGTCCTGCAGATATTGCTGCTAGTTATTTAGACTTGCCAGATACAGGTGGTGGTATTTTTGATACTGTTTCAAATTTCTTTGGAAGTTTCTTTGCTGATGGTGGAACAGTGCGTCCACAGATTCGCAATATTCCAGACTTTGGACCTATTGTGCGTCCTCAAGGACAGCCTGCGCTTAACTATGCACCTCCGATTTTTCAAACTCCTGCTGTTCCAATGCCTACAATGCCTGTTCAACCAACTACAACTCCAGTAGTTCCTGGACTTAAAAGAAAACCTGGAGTAATTCCTGATACTGGGCCAGTAGAAGGATCTGCTCCAAGTCCTGGAACTGCACCTACTGCAGGAATTGGTATTGGTGGAGTTGGTGGAACTGGTCTTAGTGTTGGACAAGTAGCAGGACTTGTAGCCAACGCTGTTAATGCTAATCCCATTGGAATCATGGTTTCAATGGTTGTAAATGCTATTAATGAACAAGTTAATAATCCTGAATTTGCTGAAGAAAATGAAGGCAACTTTCCTCCAGAAGTAACTATGGAAGATCCTTTTGCTCCAGAGACTGTATCTGATCCTTTTGGCACTGTAACCGTTGGTGAAGAAGCTCCTACTCCTGCACCTGTAGGTGAGGTAAGTACTAGTTTTGATACTGAAGCAGTAGTAGATGCTAATCCTGGCATTTCTCCTGCCGAAGCTATTGATGCTACTGTGGCTTCTATTGAATCTGGAGTGGAAGGTACTGCTGTTGGAGTTGGAGAAGGTGATGTTGGTGGCGTTGGAGATTCTGGTGCTGCGAGGTGATGGCTTTGCTGATGGTGGATCTGTTGGAAGAAGGAAACTACGAATTGGCCGGGGCAGCCTAGACACTGAAGATATTTCTGCTACTGTTGGTGAGTATGTTCTTCCAGTAGATGTAGTAGATTACATTGGAAAAGATGTACTAGATGAACTTGTTGCTCTTGTTCATACTCCTTTGAGGACTGGCACACATGGCTAGCGTACCAACTCAAACTGTTCTGGACTACATCCAAGAAAATGCTAAGAAGTATGGAGTAGATCCAGAAACAGCTAAGCAAATTTTGCTTGCTGAAAATATTGGTAGAGATCCTACTACCAAACAGTATAGGATTCCTTCAACTTTGGACACTGAAAAGTCTAGTCCTGCGGGTGCTACTGGCCTTATGCAAGTAATGCCAGCTACTCATAAAAATCTTATAGCTCAAGGTTATTTGCCTGCAGACCATTCTATGGATACATGGGATGCGCAGCTTAATGCAGGACTTGCAGCATTGAAAGCTATGCAAAAAGAGCAAGGAACAACTGATCCTACTGTTCTTGCTGCTGCCTACAATGCTGGTCCCTCAGGAGCAAAGCTAGTTAAAGCTGGTCAAGTCGATAAGTTACCTGCTGAAACTTCAAACTACTTGCAGAAAATTGAAGCAGCTAAAGGACTTATGACGCCTGCTGGTGCTACGCCTGCGCCCGCCCCGGCTGTTCGAGGAACTTTAGACCAAACATATAAAGCCTATGCAGATACATTAATGCATGGCAAGCAAGATATTGATACTCTTATCAGTAGTTTTACTAGCAATGCAACTGAAGCAGAAGCAGCTAGACTTAAAGCAGCTGAACAAACTGCTAAAGCTGGAACTGCTGCAGGAACTGTCGCTGCTCTTAAGGGTACTATTGAAGCACAAACTGAAGCTACTCGTGAGCGTGGAGTAAGACTTCTTAAATTGGATACCAGTGATCCTAACAACGTAATTGCTACTGAGCTTACTAAACAAATGGCGCTGGAAGAAAGAATGGCGCCACTAGAAAAAGACATCAGTGCGAGAATGGGAGTTGGATTCTTTGATAATCCTATTGCTTGGTTAGTGAATCAAACTGTTCTTCCTGGTCAAGTCGAACAATATAATGCAATGGCACGAAGCTACAATGATTCACAAACTTTGATCGATCGGCGGCAGCACATGGCGAATGCTCAGAAAACTATTGATGTTGCTGGTGTAACTGATTTGATTACTAAACAAAGTTTGGCGCAAGCAGACTTTAATGTAGCTTCTGCTAATGCTAAAGCTGCAGAACTTCGTGCTGATGCTTCAGCGGGCGCAGCTGCTAAAGTTATGGGGATTGCAAGACTTAAGAGTGAGCTAACTGGTAGAGAACTAGGACTCCATGATCTTGCAGTTAGAATTGAAAGTCTCCAAGACAACATTCAAAACAGAGATGAAAAGAAACGGCTAGTTGCTGAAGTTGATACTGAAGTTAAAAAAGTTGGAATGTCTATTGGATCACCTAATGTAAGTTACACTGGATTGCTGCGTAGAGGTAAAGATGTATTGGATGAGTGGTTGAGTGCAGCTACCAATAATACTTACGGTAAGGACTTTGGTTCTGCTATTAACTTTATTCAAAAGTATGGCAATAGAGAAGCTATGAGTCGCGGCGATCGGGCAGAATTTTCAATTATGACCGATAAAATGTTTAATGAAATTCAACCAAAAGCTACAGAGATTTATGTAAATCAGAAAACTTTGTACCCAGGAACTAAAGCTTTTGGTGAAAATGTAGCTTTTGACATTGCAGCTGCTGACTACAGAAAGAGCATTGTAGCTTCTCGTGAAACCAATATGATTAATGCTTCAGCTACTAATCCTTATAAAATTAATCATGTGCTAACTAATCGCACTTGGGCAGGTAATCCAAACAACGTAGTCAATGCACTTATTAAACAAATGGAATCTCAAGGTATTGCTCCTACCGATGGAATCGTGGTAGAAGAACTTGCTAACCTTGTACGGATGGGTAAAGTTGATCCACAAATAGCTGCTGCTCATTCTGCTGAATACTTTATTGCAGGAATCGCTAGAAATAATAAAACTAGAGATTACAAAGCTATTCAACTTGAGCCACAGACAAACTATAAAGTTATTCCACGAGGGAGTAAAGTTCCTGTTGATCTAACTAATAGAGGTTCTGCTGAAAATTATTTCATTGCTCAAGCAATTACTGCTAGAGCTAGAGCTGCGGATCAACTTCAATTTGAGGTCGCTCCATGACACTTGACAGCGAAAATCCATACATGCTTGCGACTGACTCTGCTAACATGCAGGCGGGCGCAACCAATAGCCTTCTGGAGAATACATACAATTATGTAGGTTCCGCTCTTGTTAGTGGAATCGCTAGTATCTACAACACTGGCGCAGATATGCTTGGCGCTGAGAGAGTAGATACAGCTAAATGGCTTATGGAAAATGATGCCAGCATGGGTGAATTCTATAAGCAAAATCAGAATGCTGCTGACATTGGTGGGTTTATTGCAACCAGTCTTATTCCTGGTGGCATTGCTCTTAAAGCACTTAAACTTGCTAAAGCTGGAACGCTTATTGGCCCTTATGGGCGTGCTCTTGGTTACTTCTCCAACGCTCGTGATGCTTCCTTGAAAGCTGCACTTGAGGAACTAGGAGCCGCCGGGGGCAGCATTTATACGCAGATCAATAGAAATAAATTAGCTGCTATGGCTTGGGGAACTGCTGACCAAGTATTGCAAGTTGCTGCTTTTGAAACTGCAGTAGCTGCAACAATGAAAGCTTCTCCCTTGCTTGATAAAGCAGATTGGCTAGATACCACTGGAGAAATTCTTAAGAGTAGTGCTGCCTTTGGTGTTCTTGGCGGTGCTCTTGAAGCTCTTGCAATCAACAGTGTTTATAAAGGTGCGAGCAAACTTATTGAACCTGAGATTGCTAAATATCGTAGGCTGGTAAAAACTGAAACTGCTTACGATATGCCTACTGGCAACCATGCTTACAAGCTTTTGGAGAGTATGCTTGAGCTGCCCCAGGAAGGTAAAAACATCGACTACTTGCACAAGCTTCTTCCTACGAAAGATGCACTTGTTCTTCCTACTAAGGAAGCTTTTGAAAGAACTGCAAGACAGACTACTCAGCAAGCTTGGGAAGAATTCAGACTCCTTGCTAATAAGATGACAGGGGGTGATACTGAGCTTGGACAGGAGTTTGCTAGGTTTATTGAAACTAAGGTAACTGATAATATCAAAGCTGGAGTTCTTAAAGATCAAACTCTTGAAGAACTTCAAGGCTATCTTCTTAATGTAGATAGAATTACTAGAGTTGAAGCTAATGCTAGTGAAGGACCAAGCAGTATCTTTTATGTAGCTAAACAAATTCCTGCAGAAAAGCTAGTTACTGTTAAGACAGTAGATGATCTACTTGGTCTTATCAGTTCTAGAGCACCTAGCCAAGATACGCGCCGGCAAGCCTATAAGTTAATCGGTGATGCTGCTGATGTTAAGGTCGCACTCATTGGAGCAAAAACTGTCACTCCTGTTGAAGAAGGAGCAATGGCGCGATTTGCTACACCTGAAGAAGCTTATGCTGCTGGCTTTGATGCTGTAGTTAAACGTGATGGTACTCTTGGAATTAATGCCAAGAGCCAACGTCTACGTCACAGTGCTGATCCTATTATTGCGCCGAGACAATACTTTAATTTCCAGACTGGAAGTTTCTCTTTTACGGCGCATCCAACCATTGCAGATTTGGCAACTCCTACTCGTCCTCTTGGATTAGTTGGAGATAATTTGAGTATTGTTGCAGGTACTCAATCTCCAAGAACGATGAAAATTTTTGATGCATTTGATACTGTTAATCTCGATAGTATTGATGCGTCGGCGCGGTATGCTTGGTTAGGAATGAAGAAAGGCGAAAGCTATGCTTTTCCTGTAGTTCCTGCAAAGATTGCTGATACTGACATTCCAATGTTGGAACGTATTTTCCAAGAAGGTGCTGAGAAGTGGAAAGACACGCGGATAGTTTCTGCTGATGGCGCAGAGCGTACTGTAGCTGATGTTGGTGATTTTGGAGCTTACTTGAAAGACGCTAAACTTCAAATGCTCCAAGCACATTTAGTTGCTACTCCTGAGGATCTTGTTTCTCTTGGTGTTAAGTTCAATACTACACCAGCCTGGATTGAAAATGCAATTGCTAATAACTTTGCTAATGTTCCAGCACTTGATACTGGCTTTAGTATCGGTTTATCTAAGTCATTGAACCCAGCAAACGTAGAAGTAGCTTGGGATTTCTCTGGAAATGTTAGATTGAGTAAGCAATTGACTTCTGCTCCGGGAGCTATTGTGACTCCTGGAGTTACATTGCCTAAAAATGCTAATGCTGTAATGCTTCAGCAAGTTCCAGATGGTGTAGGCAATTCGATTTATGGAATTCTTGGTGCTAACTATGCTATAAAAGTTGGACAAGATCAAGCTAGTGCAGCAGTAGCTGCGGTACTTGGAGCTGATCGCGCCACCAAGATGGTTAAGTGGGATGCAAATACTGTTATTAATACTGCCGATCAAAGAGGTGCAGGCCCAGGTGTTCTTAGTTTTGCTAATGCTGACTATGGTGATGCTTTGCGCGCTGGAAGTCAGTATCAGGGGCAATTAACTAACATCTGGATTCGTGATAGAGCTAATGCAACGCTCACTACATTTCAACCTTTGATGGTTAAAATTGCTGATTCTAAAGAAGCAGCTGCTGAACTTGGTATTCTTAATACAGCTCTTCGTAGAACTGGTGAACAGTTTGTAATCCATCCTGATGATGCTTCTCTGCTGATAAATAAAAAAGCAATTAGATCAAAGCAGGATGGAACTTTTATTGTAGATGAAGATAAACTCAAGAGTCTGGAAGCTCAAGGAATCAAAGGACGTTTCCAGATGGAGAATGCAGACGTAATTGAATTCATCAATCGTTATCAAAGAACTAATGCTAGATGGGTTGATGAAAGAAAGACATTACTTGCTTCTCGTGGTATCAATCAAAACTGGGATCCTCAAGTTGTTCACGTTCCTCCTGTAGATACTGGTCGCTATCCTTATTTTGCCTTTGTTCGCAAGAAGCCTGGATTCATTGGTGGCAGCTCTGAAGTATCAATGATTACGGCGCGGAACGAAGCACAGTTGCGAGCACTAACTGATAAGGTTCCTACCGACTATGATGTTTACTTCAAGAGCAATACTAAAGAATGGTTCAAAGCTAAAGGTGATTACGATTACCAGCTTACTATCAAAGAACCAAGTATTGATTCTAATCTTCAGAAGTCTGGTGTTCTTAGTGATTTCTTTCCTGAAGTTCGAGCAGAGAATGTGCTCGAAGATTATCTCCGCCACATTCAACATCAGGAAGCTAGAGTTGTACGGTTAGCTGTTGAAACTCAGTATGCTCAAACTTTTGCTGAGTTGCGCAGTTTGGGGCGGCAGTATGAACTTATTGGTACTTCTAAAGCTGCTGGCGATCTTAAGAAGTTTAAGAGCCAAGTAGAAAATCCCTTTGAAGAATACATTAAAACTGCTCTGGATATTTCCAAGAGAAGTGAATATACGCTTCTGCATGAAGCTAATGAATTTGCTGAACAACTTGGAACTAGCGCTTATCGGATGTTTGGAATTAATAAAGATAAAGCACTCAGTGGGCTGCTCCCGTGGGATGAAGCTAACGCGATTGCACGGCGCTATGGTATTGATGGTCCTTACAGAAGTGATGCTGAGTATATTGTTGCAAACACTCCTGCTGAAAAAAGTCTGACTAAGGAGTTTGTTGCCCGTGCCAATATGTTTATGGTTAATTTCACGCTACGTCTTGATATGGTGCAGAGCCTTATCAACGTCATCTCTACTCCAATTCTTCTTAGCACTGAGATGGCAAGCATTAAAAGTCTTGTGGCAAATGACAGTGCGCTGGCGGGTAAACTTCTTGAACTACGTACTCTTCCTTTACCTGATGGTAGTGGCATTCGTGTTCCTAGCACTACTAAACTTATGGCGAATGCTGTAAAGAATTTTTGGAGTCCAGATAGAGCTGTTCTTCTGGAACGCTATAGAGACATTGGAGCAATCAAAGATACATTTAGTAAGTACCATGAAATGATTGACCATTTTTCTATTAAGCCGTGGCAGAATGCACAGAAGTATAAAGAAGCTGGTGATAAAGCTATTGAAATTGGATCGAAGTTTTCTGGTAACTTGTGGTCTGAAGAGTTTACACGCTTTGTTAGTGCTAATG